CTCATCGGCGTCGACTTCAACGTCGACCCAATGAGCGCCGTCTGCGCCGTCAAGAAAGGCGACGTGCTCTGGGTCTTCGACGAAATCATCATGACCGGCGGCGCCACCACCTGGGATCTCTGCGAAGAAATCCAATCCCGCTACGGCATCGAGCGCCGCATCATCACTTGTCCCGACCCCACGGGCGGCGCCCGCAAAACCGCCGGCGTTGGAGCAACCGACCACCACATCCTCCGCAAGTCTGGTTTCACGGTATCCAGCCCGCGCAACCCTTGGAAGATCCGCGACAAAATCACCTGCGTCAACACCGCCCTCCTCGACGCCACTGGAACCCGTCGCCTCTTCATCCACCCAAAGTGCAAAGAGTTAATCAAGTCCCTCCGCACCTTGACTTATGCCCCAGGAACCGGTCTTCCCAACAAGAATCTTGGCGTAGACCACGCTTTTGATGCCTTGGGCTACCTTTGTCTACAGACATTTAATCTTGCCAAACCAGAAGCCCTCGGCAAAACGAACTATCGTGTGTGGTAACAGGGGCAAAAAGTAGTGGCTAAGCGTGGGCTTTACTCAAACATCCAAGCCAAACGCAAGCGTATCGCTACCGGCAGCGGCGAAAAAATGCGCAAGCCTGGCACAAAAGGTGCTCCTACCGCCGCTGCCTTCAAAGCAGCCGCCAAAACCGCCAAAAAACGGAGAAAATAATGGCCGTCATCATCTCTCGTGGCACCAACTTGGTGGAACACCACCAAACAACTGCCCTCACCGCCGTAAACGACTCGTTTGAAGTCCACGCCGACAGCAGCGAATTCACCTTTGCGGCCGTCGTAACCGGCGGTGCCAACTTCGCCCTCTCTTTCGAAGCCTCCTACAACGGCGGCGGCACTTATTTCGAACTTGACACCAGCAAAACTATCAATAGCAACGGCCAATACGCCTATTTCTACTCAGGAAAACCCGCAAATCGCATCCGTATGCGTATTGCAGCCATCAGCTCTGGCACACCTAACGTTGTTCCCATCATCGCAGTCGCATATCACGGCTAATGATCCAAACAGTTAGCGGCGGCTGTACTCACATTGAAATCGATGCTGAAGACGGCCTCACCCATGCAACATTCGTCTTCAAAACACCCCAAAATCCCGAAATACTCGGCGATTTTGTTAGCAAACTAGCTAACGGAATCGAAGTGCTGGTGCCCATCGACGACCCCGACGACGAGGAAGACGACGATGATTAGTGCCAAAATAAGTACACAGTAGGAGTCAAGCCGTGGTCTACAGCGCCAACACCCCACCGACCGGAGCTGTAGTCAGCGAGTCGCCGTTCGTCCGCAACCTCGATGTCATCGCAATGATGGCCGACTGGAGCGTGATGGCAGCGGTCACCAACGGCACGGAATACCTACGCGATCAAAGCGAAAAATACCTTCCTCAAGAACCCCGCGAAGATGACGACGCCTACAAGACCCGCGTCGACCGCAGCGTTCTCAGCCCTTACACCAGCCGGCTAATCGAAACAGCCGCCGGCGCCATTCTGCGCAAGCCCATCCACATTGAAGGCGACCCCTACTGGCTGGAGCTAGCAGAAAATATCGACGGCATCGGCTCCAACATCAATGAGTATGCCCGCCGCGCCCTTGTCAGCAGCCTGACCTACGGCCACAGCGCCATTTTGGTGGATTACCCAGCAGCAATGGGAGCACGAAACCTTGCCGAAGAACGCGCCCAAGGCCGCCGCCCGTACTTTATCCACGTCGACGCCGCCCAAATCTGGGGTTGGCGCCAAGCCAGCACAATGCCTGGCGCCCCTCTTACTCAAGTCCGCATCCACGAGTACACGACACGCCCACTGAACGACTTCGGCGAGGAGCAAATCGAGCAAATGCGGGTGATCTACCCCGGCCGCTATGACCTCTACACCTTGGGCCAAGACGTCGTTGAGTTCAGCGAAAGCGGCGGCTACAGCCTCGACCAAATCCCGCTGGTTCCGATTTACAGCAACCGGCGCGGCATGTTGCAATCCCTGCCACCACTGCTGGACATCGCCAACCTCAACATCACGCATTATCAACGCCAAGCCGATCTCATCCACGCTTTACACATCGCCGCAATGCCCACACTCGTCCTAGAGGGCTGGGACGACACCACTGGTTCGGCAACGATGGGTGTCAACTACGCGATTGCCATGCAACCGGGCAATAAAGCGTATTACGTGCAAGCTGACGCCACCAGTTTTGACGCCCAAATGAACGAACCCCAGTCACTGGAGGGCCAAATGTCCACGTTGGGCGTCACCAAACTCTTCGGCCAAAAATTTGTCGCCGAATCTGCCGAGGCCAAGCGCATCGACCAAGCGCAGTCCAACAGCGTCCTTTCAATCATCAGCCAAGAGCTGGAAAGCGCCCTCAACCAAGCCTTCGGATTTGCCGCCGAGTACGTGGGCATGGAAGCCCCTGAGATCCACATCGACCGCGACTTCGACTACTACCGCCTAATTGGCCAAGACATCTCGGTACTGACCCAGCTCAACCAGATGGGCAAAATCAGCGACGGCACGCTGCTGGAGATTCTGCGTCGTGGCGAGATCCTGCCCGACACCGTAAACGTCGAAGAGGAGCTGGAAGCACTGGAGCAAATCTCCACCGAAACCCCAGAACCCCCCGTGCAACAAGAGGAAGCAGTTACGCCAAATTCTTAACTGCTAAAGTAATACTGTCCAAGTAATACACGACTGTGCCCGAAGAACAGCAAGCCCCAGTTACTCCTGTGGAGACTGGTGCGCCTCAGCCTGTGGCTGAAAGCTCCGATCTGGCCGCCCAACTCGAAGCACTCAAGGCAAAGAACGCAGAGCTAATCGCCGAACGCCGCAAAGACCGCGACAACCGTGAGTCTTTGCAACAACAACTCGACGAGCTAAAAGCCGCGCAGGAATCAGCCCAAACTCAAAAGTTGGCTGAATCTGGTGAATTCAGAACTCTGTGGGAGCAAGCCCAAGAGACCGTAGCGTCCCTGAAAGAACAACTTGCAGAACGCGAGTCTAAAATTTCCTCGATGGAGGCAAATTTCAGCCAAGAACAACTGAAGTCCTCCGCAATCGCCCAGCTATCACAGGCTGGTGCACTAGCACCCGATCAGTTGTATCGTTTGGTGCAGGAGAATCTTCGTGCCAAAGATGGACAGCCTGTGGCTGTTGTTGGAGGCATTGAAGTTCCGGTTGGCGAGTATATCGCTAACTTGAAAAACCCCGGCAGTGGTTACGAGCATCACTTTGCTGCTAGTAACCGCGCCGGGATGGGTGTCACAGGTAGTGCCCGTGCCACCGCCCTTCCCGGACAAACCAACCCTTGGTCACAAGAGGGCTGGAACATTACCCAACAGATGATGATGCTGTCGGAAGATCCAGACCGCGCTCGTTTGTTGAGAGCCGAAGCCGGGAAATAAGCCCCTGTGGGGCGACCGCTAACCACGACTCCACTGGAGCTACCCCATGTCTGCTTTTAACGGCAACTATTCGGGAGGAACATTCCTCTCGAACCTTGTTACTCGCCCCGAGTTTCTTCAGTACACCGCTGAGGGCATCTTCGAGCAATCGAAGTGGGTCCAAAGCGGCATCATCCAGCGCAACGCTGCTCTGGATGCACGCGCCGGCGGCACCCGCGTCCGCGTTCCTTTCTTCGATCCGATCGCCCCTTCTGAGACCCAAATTCTCAGCAACAGCACCTGGGGTGGCGGCGGTGGCTATCTCGTTCCTTCGAACGTGACTGCCGACGAGCAGATCATGACGATTCTGCACCGTGGCTTTGCCTACGCCGCAGACGATCTGAGCAAGCTCGGCTCTGGTGCTGACCCCTTGAGCCACGTTCGTGACCAGCTGACCGCTGCGATCAACAAGCTCAAGACCGCAACTCTCTCCTCCCAACTGCTGGGTCTGTTCGGCGGTATTAACGGCGCTGGCGTGCTTGGTCCCAACCAAAGCGACAAATCGTTCGCTGGTGTCCCCGGTTCGATGACCGAGGCCAACTTCCTGAACGTGGCCAACGTAGTGTCCACCAAGGCCAAGTTGGGTGAGCGCGGCGACGAGCTGGACAGCATCGCCATGCACTCCAACGTTGCGTACTACCTCCAGCAGGTAGGGATGCTCCAGTTCAGCTCTTCTGCACTGGCTGCCTCGGGCGCAATCGTTTGGGGTTCCGGTGGTGTGGGCGTCCGTCAAACGGAAGTGCCTTACTTCGCTGGCCTCCGCGTCGTGATCGACGACCAACTGACCTATTTGGCCGGCGGTACTGCCACCCACGCGGTGAAGTATCCCGTCTATCTGTTCAAGTCTGGCGTTGTGTCCGAGGGCGTGCAGCAAGATCTGCGTCTTGCCGCCGACCGCAACATCCTGTCCATGCAGGATGTGCTGGCTGTGGATTACCACTACGGTTACCACATCACTGGCACCAAGTGGGCCGCCGCTGGCGACAACCCCACCAACGCTGCCACTACCGGCAACCTTGCCGCCACCGCTTCTTGGAATCTGGTGTTCAGCACCACCAAGATGGTCCCTGTGGCTCGTCTACTGGTCAACACCCCGTTCGACACCACTGCCTACGCCTGATTTCCGGCGTAAACAGCAAGGCCCCCAAAACGGGGGCCTTTTTTAATGTCAATCCTCAATAGCCAACCGAAGTTTCTCCTGCACCTCAAACACAACAGGCGTATTCATGGTGCTTTTGTACGATTGCAAAATCAGTTGATTAAGCACGTCATAGCTGACCTGAAGTTTGTCTCCGATCTGCTGGAGATCCAAATTTTCCTCTTCCCGAAGACGACGCACTTCCAGTGCAACATCTTCCAGCTTGCGCACGGTGCTACCGGGAAGGGCAGGGTTAGCCTTTTGCGCCAAAGGCTTTACGCTGACCTCAGCGTCAGCAGGTTTACGAGCGGGCATGAAACTGGTACGTCTCTACGTGTTACAGAATAATCGCCGCTGGTATGAAGACATCCCTCACGGCAACCACTTAGAACGCACCGCCGAACTGGAAATGGAAGGAGCAACTATTTACCACGCATCTGTGGTTAACGCACAGGTACAACCAACCGGAAGACGCAGTAGGGCTAAACTTAAACAAAGGATGTACTAAGCCGTGGCCGCGACTATTGATGCCACTTTGAAGGGCGCGTCGGCCAACAGCTACGTCACGCTGGCCGAGGCCAACACATATTTCGAGACGGTGCCGGATTCGAGCACCTGGACAGACAAGGCCGACGACGCCAAAAACCGCGCCATCATCTCCGCCACCCGCTGGATCGACGCGCTGAGCTTCTACGGCAACCGCTGCACCGAGACCCAAGCACTTAAGTGGCCTCGCGAGGACTACAAGGTCGACGGCATTGCACTGGCGTGCACGCTGATCCCTGAGCCCATCAAAGTCGCCACCTACGAACTGGCACGCGCCTTCGCTAACGACACTGACGCCATCACCGGCAGCACCGGCACCACCGGCCTTTACGACCAAGTGGAACTGGGCGAACTGAAGGTCAAGTACAAGCCCAGCTCCATGACTCCGGGCATGGTCAACAACGTCTTCGACCTCTACCCCTGGCTACAGACCTACCTCGGCCCCTATTGCATGGGTGGCGCCACCAACTACGCCGTCCGTCTATTCCGAGGCTGATATGGGCCTAATCGACACCACATTCGCCCCACTGCCCACCTCAATCCTTGCGGACTGGGGCCAAAACATCACGTACATCAAAACCACCACGCCCCGCACTTACGACCCCACCACAGGCAGTGTCACTGGTGCCGACACCACCGTGACCGTCAAGGGCGTCATTTTGCGCCTCAACCCACGCGAATCCGAAGGCTTGTACCAGACCACTGACCTTAAAGTCATCATCGGCAGCAGCGAGCTTGGAACGTATTACCCAACCGAAGCCGATCGCATCCAATACACCCAAGCCGGCGTCACCCGCGAAGCCAAGATCATCGCCATCACCAGTTATCGCGGCGACAACCCTGTAATGCACACCCTCATCGCGAGGCCCCAATAATGGCACGTAAAGGCTTTTGGCGCGGCGGGATTAACTTCTTACAAGAAATAGATCGTATTGCGGCTACAACTGCATACAACGGTCCTAAAGCTGCTGCAGAACGCATTGTTCGTGAAATGCAGCAAGCTGGACCCAGCTGGACCGGCAAATTCTCAAATTCCTGGCAAATTCAAACACCTACGCGTCTTGTACAAGGGTCAGGCTCTCCGGGAGAACCTCAACCAATACGAACACCGTCAGTTACAGGGCAAGAAGTAACACGTAATGTGTTACTAAACGACAACGTAGTATTTACAATTTCTAATTTTGCAGAGCACGCTTTAGAAGCTATAGACGCAATTGAGCATGATCGCGCATACTACGCTCGCAGAAAGACACGCGCACCTCAAACCCAGTTAGGTCTTAGTAAATGGCAGCTCATCGATGAACCTAGGCGTAAAACCAGTGTCCGTGGGCAGATCGGAGGAGGTGAGCAGGGGCAAGACTCCAGTCGTACAGCACCTTTAGACTGGTTTGCCACGTATGCCAGTAGAGAATTGGGACGTGCTATCCAAATCGAGATGGATTCTGCGTTACGGAGGAGATTTAGATGAACTACCAGGCAATCCGCGCCGCTGTCGAAAATCCGCTGCTGTCGGCCTTTAGCGGACTAAGCCCGGCAGTACCTGTCTATTTCGACAACATCACAGCAGTCCCACCCAACACCACCACTGAATACGTTCGCGTCAATGTTACTTTCGGCATTACCAACGAACCCACGCTTACGTCTAGTGTTGATAATGCGCGGGGCGCAGTTGTTATCCGCGTTTTTACAGAAAAAGGCCGTGGTCCCGCCCGCAACCAAACCCTGCTGACAACCGCCGTCAATGTGCTGGAGACACTCAACGATTCCACCAAGAGCACCACGGGCGTGTACTTCAAAATCGGTGAAATCAACGGCCCAACATTTTCAGCCACAGAAGCATCACCGCATTTTATGGGCCGAATTGATACCTCTTACGTCGCTACTGTTCTTTCGTAGAAAGAGTAAAGACTGGCGCTAACCTGTAATAAGCCGGGCAGTGCCCGCCCACATCGTCGTTTTTGGTAAGCCAATGGCCACCACCGTCCTGTCCGGCACGTCCGGCGCCCTCTACTACAAGCCCGCTGGAACCACCGGTACATTCGGTGAATCTGGCGTAAACACCGGTACTGACACCATTACCGTCGCCCCCTACCTGAACTTCAAGGCAGGGGATCCCGTGGT